GCTAATCTCTAAAATAGAAAGAGTTCCTATCTTGATCTTTAGCCTGTTCTAGTTTACGGACTTCTCCAAAGAAGCTGTCTCCAGAACTCTTTGATTTTCAAGGTAGAACAATTCTATCCTCAATATCGAAAGGGTCCATAATGGAAACTGTTGACTCTGGAGTATTAACCTTACTTCTGATGTATAACATAACCTCTTTCATTCATCCTTCACGATAGTGATTAAAATGAATGATTGGACCCCCGAATATATATCGTCTCTTCGGTTCTTCCTTCTGGAGTGAAACCAATTTAGAGAAATATTTATAAGAGATAAACTCTTGTATATATTCTATAAATTGGTGAGATCCCTCTAAGTTATGAAATAACTTCTTTGGATCTCACATCACCAGACGGAGGAAAGCCTTTTGGGTTTTATCTACGACTCGTCAATGATTTTGTACATCACGAATGTGAAGTACATCATCAATCGATGATAGTAGAGAATCAACCCTTACCATAGAGAGCGAGTTAACGAGCTTCATAGAAGACGTTAACCCATCTACGGTTGGCACAAGTCCAAACGGACCTAATATTGTTCACTTGGTGGTCTGCTGTCTCTTTGTCGAGATAGTCGGAACACCTTTTGTGAACATATCAGTAACCATTTGTTCAGTCATAAGAACCCCTTTATTAATCATATCAACGAATAGAGATAACACTCCATTCATGGATTTAATTGATAAAAGGATATTCTTAGGACCGATTGGTGACAAATTATCAGAACCTCGAATCAATTGTTTCGCAAACTCGAAAGAGTCTTTCGAAATAAGAGATTTGTGCTCTGAAATTTGAACACCAAGAATCGTTGTCATTATATAATGATAACTTTTCGCAACGGCTGAATTGGCTATTACAATATCATCCCCTAGTATAGCGTAATCATCAAAGGTGTTGAAACCAACACGTTTGGCGGCTACGTCAACTAGAACATGGTGTGTAAGTGCTAGCATACCTCAAGAGCTTAAAGCTCCCATAGGTTGGCCAACAGCATATCTTACCATGATATTTTCCGAGACGAATGGTCGGAAAGATGGGGTAGAGGGTAATAATCAATTTCTTTGAGTCATTATGTTGTATCATCCCGTTGCCAAGTTATGATCTTTAAAGAGAATTCCTAGGATATCTCTTTGAAGTATAGCAGGCAAACGGTCTGTAGCAGCTGATAAATCATAAGAATAGATAAGTTCATTCAGATAACAACCATCGATCAACCTCTGTTGAAGTCGTCGAATAGGAGCTATTTGATCAAATGTTCCATCCATAGGGATTTCTTTCAAAATTTTGAAAATTTCCTTATGTAATGGAGCTAACACAGATTGTGTAACAACATCTGCGATAGCAAATACTCTTATTTTACCTGCTGCTTCCTCTTTTAGATGTAATTTTCCAAGAACTGGTCCAATCGAAGTGCTGGGTTTACCCATACCATTAGCTTGATCAGTCAGTTCATCAGATTCTGATGTTTTGAAAACTTGGTTTCAAATTACTCTATTAGAGGGAGGAAATAATAAATCCATAAAATCGGCCCCATTAGGATGTTTAGCAGCATATGCTGCCAATCATTTTAATGTAGGTCAATTTTCTTCTTGTGATCAAGCTACCAGATCATGGTAGAGTGATAACAAGGAAGAAGATTTATTAGGACCAGCAGAAGAAGACAAATGTAAGTCTATATTACCTAACTTCGGCGAATAACAATTCGCCACCTGAAGTATAGATGATATAGAACGTCCTAGTTCATACAAAGGTAAAGACTGTTCCAGACCAGTAAAAGGGTCTGTAATAGTATTTAA